GCCTAACCCAACCTGACAGACCATCCACCTGACAGCCAAACAGATTGAACTGCTGAGAGTGATCAGCGCCGGCAACGACGACGGCACGCCAACCGACCTGGACGAAGTGATTGAGCGCGTGTCGTACAAGCCGACCAAGCAATCCATCCAGTTCTCCATCCGCGCCCTCGTCAACCACGGGCTGATCGAGAAGGGCGCTCAAGAGAAGCGTCGGGGCCGGCTGCGGGCGATCATTCGCATCACGCCAAAGGGTGCGTCGATGATGGGTGGGCCAGGCAAGTCGGAGCCGAGCTTCGTCGCTTCCGTGGAAGAAGACGAGACGTTTCAAGAGCTTACGGAGTTCCTGGAGCCGTGACGGGGGCTTCGGAACCGCTCGCGGGAAAATCGACTCCCACGTTAATAGATATAGACATAAGTACATGATGACTGAAAGTAAAGATGTATTTGTCGCGGGACGGGAATTCCCCAAAAACGGGGAAGCCCTGGATCAGAGCATCGCTCGGCTCCTGGGTCTGCGCGCCGAGATGCAGGACGGCATCATGAAGGTCTGGGCATGGGATGTCGCGCCGGACGAGTCCAATTGGGCAACGGGCGTGCGATACACGCAATCGCCCGAAGTGACCGTAGAACTGCTGGCAGAGCGCGGCGTGCAGCATATTATTCGACAGGACGGCGATTACGCTTTCTGCGTCTTCGGCGCAGACGAATGGCTTGCTGAAACTCCGCTGTTCGAAGACGAAGATGATGCGCTGGCTGCGGCGTTGTGGATTACTTTGAGCAATCAGTCACGGGTGACTTGATAATGGCTAACTATTCCACTACACTCGACGCCAAACGGGCTTTCTCCTCCGGGCGTCTTCTCCAACGCCCATTTTTTTCTATCGAGGAAGGCTCGAAGTGACAGAAGAAAAGAAGAAGAAAACCAGAAATAGCTCGCCTCGACTGTCTGCTCGTAAATGGGCTGAAGCGGAAGCGCTGTGGGAAAGCGGCGACGCGACTCTGGGTCAGTTGTCAGAAAAGTATGGCTTGTCGCGCCAGGCGTTTCAGCGCCACTTCAAGCGACACGGAATCGTCTTTGCATCCAAGCGTGAAATGCACAAAAAGGCCGTGACGGAGAGTGTCGTCAAGGCGGTGCAGGAAGACGCGACGATTCTGGCCGCCCGTATCCGCGAAACCAAAGAAGAGCATTACAAGATGGCCAGTGGTCTGGCCAAGCTCACCTGGGCGGAGATTCTGAAGGCCAAGCAAGACGGCGTGCCAGTGGGCACGGCGATCATGAACCTCAAGGCGCTGGACACAGCCGCATCTGTGTTGAAGAAGGTGCGTGAAGAGCGCTACGCCGTTCTGGGTCTGGACAAAGACGTGGTGGATGAAACCGAGGTGCCAGAACTGGTGATCTCGGAACTGACGGCCGAACAAATCGAGTCGCTGCGCCAACGCAGCTTCCAGGAAATCGAAGAGATCGAAGTGGAGGTCGATGTCAGCGACGAGAGCGGCACGGATGACGAAGACGGCGTGGTCGAGGAGGAGTAATGACCCGACAGCGCGTTAGCCTTTCCCTGCACCCGAAACAGATGGAGGTTTACCGATCCCAGTGTCGGTATCGGGTGGTCGTGGCCGGCCGACGCTGGGGCAAGACCGCGCTTTCCCGAGTTCTGATCATCAAGAAGGCGCAAAAGAAGAAGCAGAAAATCTGGTACGTGGCCCCAACGTACAAGATGGCCAAGCAGATTATGTGGGTTGACCTGATGGATGCGATTCCGCGCAAGTGGATTCGCAAGGTCAACGAAACCAGCCTGACGATCACGTTGATCAACGGCACACGGATCGAACTGAAGGGCGCTGACAAGCCGGATTCGCTGCGCGGCGTCGGTATTCACTTCCTTGTGCTGGACGAGTTTCAGGACATGGCTGAAGAGGTTTGGACGCTGGTGCTGCGACCAACCCTGGCCGACACGGGCGGTCACGCGATCTTCATCGGCACCCCGAAGGCGTACAACTACCTGTACGAGCTTTACAAGAAGGGTCAGAACCCCCGCATGGTCGCCGCAATGCAGTGGCAATCGTGGCAGTTCCCGACCATCACGTCGCCGTTCATCCCGCTGTCGGAAATCCAGGCGGCCCGCGATGACATGGACGAAAAGAGCTTTCGTCAGGAATTTGAAGCCAGCTTCGAAACGATGTCTGGGCGGGTTTACTACCCGTTCGACCGCCGGACGCACGTTGGCAAATACCAGTTCAACCCGAAGCTGCCCATCTGGGTCGGTATGGACTTCAACATCGACCCGATGTCCACGATCATTTTCCAGCCGCAGCCCAGTGGTGAACTGTGGGCGGTGGACGAGATCGTGCTGTTCGGCTCGAACACGGAAGAGGTGTGCGAGGAGCTTGAGAAGCGCTTCTGGCGGCACCAAAACCAGATCGTCGTCTATCCCGACCCTGCCGGCGGCCAGCGCCAGCACGCTCGTGGCGAAACGGACATGGACATCCTGCGCGAGAAGGGATTCAAGCGCATCAAGTACCGTCGGAAGCACCCGCTGGTGGCCGATCGCGTGAATGCGGTCAACCGGATGCTGCGCGACGCAAACGGCAAGGTGAGACTGCGGATCGACGAAAAGTGCAAGCACTTCATCAGCGCGATGGAACAAACCATCTACAAAAAGGGCACCCGCGAGGTCGATAAGGCGGCCGGCGTGGAACACTCGGCTGACGCTGGCGGCTATTGCATTGAGTTGGAATTCCCAGTCCGGAAGATCGAAGTTGGTGGCATTTCGATCTAATCATTGACATAAGTCACCAGTGACGTATAAGATAGGCACCCAAATGACGACCTTCCAATTGAAACCCAACGAGAGCATGTCGGTTGACCCGACAAGCCCACTTGCGTCTGCCGGCGTGGCTCCTGTCGCCGACGATCAGAAAAAGCTGCGCGGCCTGATTGAGCGTCGTCATCCGGAATACAGCGAGAACGTGGATCACTGGGAGTTCCTGGAGGACACCTACGAAGGCGGCCGCGAGTGGTTCAGGGAAAACATCTTCCGCTACATCAAGGAAGGCGACACCGAGTTCGCTGACCGCCTGGCGCGAGCTTACCGCTTCAACCACAGCCGAGAAGTTGTGGACTTGCTGAACAAGTACCTGTTCAAGCAGAACATCCGTCGCAACGAGGATGACGCACCCGATAGCGTGAAGCGCTTCTGGAAGCGGGCAACCCTCAACGGTCTGGGCATCAAAGACCTGGCGCGTCAAATCTCCAAGAAGTCTTCGATTCTCGGCCGCGTTGGCGTTGTGATCGACAACACGACTCAAGGCCAGGCGGTGATCTCTCGGGCTGACGAGAAGAAGGCGGGTGTTCGCACCTACGCCTACATCGTGGGGCCAGAGCAGCTTCTGGACTACGCCTTCGATGACATGGGCGACCTGACCTGGGCGTTGATCAAGGAATGCGTCCGAGACGACGATGATCCAATCAACTCGTCGGGCGACGAAGTGGAGCGCTTCCGCCTCTGGACGAAGACCGAGTGGCGACTGTACCAAGAGGTCAAAGAAGGCCGGCGCAAGGTGGTTAAGCTCGTCGATCAAGGCGCGCACAACCTGGGCCTCGTGCCCGTCGTGCTGGCTGACAACATCATCTCCGACGAGGAATACTGCGCCCCGTCGCTGATCGGCGACATCGCATATCTCGATCGCGCCGTTGCCAACTACCTCTCGAACCTGGACGCAATCATCCAGGATCAGACGTTCTCTCAACTGGCCATGCCGGCGCAGAACGTCCTGCCTGGCGAAGACAACTACACGAAGCTGACGGAGATGGGCACGAAGCGCATCTTCCTGTACGACGGGGAGGGTGGGGCGCAGCCGTTCTTCCTCTCGCCCGATCCGAAACAGGCTTCGATGATTATCGAGACGATCAACAAGATCATCTCCGAGATTTATCACACGGTCGGCCTGGCTGGTGAGCGCACCAAACAGGACAACGCGATGGGGATCGACAACTCCAGCGGCGTCGCAAAAGCCTTCGACTTCGAGCGAGTGAATGCTCTGTTGGCGGCCAAAGCGGACAGCCTGGAAGTGGTCGAGAACAAGATCGTGAAAATCGTGGCCGCGTGGAACGGTGAAGAGGGCAAGGTCGAAGACCGTGACCTCGTGTCCTACCCCGACGACTTTGACACCCGTGGCTTGTACGACGAGTTCGACATCGCTGCGCGTCTGATGCTGATCGAAGCGCCTGACGAAGTGCGCCAAGAGCAGATGAAGTCGGTGCTGGACAAGCTGTTCCCGCAGATCGGCGAGACGCTCCGCAAAAAGCTGGACAAGTCTCTGAAAGATTGGCCTACCGATCCTCTCTCGCTCGTGCCGCCGGCTCAACCTGCTGGCGACACAGTGAAGGACGGTAACGTCAAAGGCGGTCCGACGGTCAAGAAAGACCCGAAAGACAACAAACAAGGCCAGAACAACACTGCGCCTTGAAACCCAGGGCCGCCGAAGCGACTGGGCGGCTCACCCTCAACTCAACGACCAAGCGAACGGTCTGAAAGGTAAAAACAATGTTTGTGACCCGAAATGTAGCCCTCAAGTACATGGCCCCTCAAGGCGATGACGGCGGTGCAGGCGGCGGTGGCGGTGGCTCCGCTGGTGGAGATGGTGGTGCAGGCGGTTCTGACGACGGCAAAGGTGCCGACGGCAAGGGCGCAGGCGCAGCCGGTGGTTCCAACGATGACGACAAAAACGGCGACGGCAAAGGTGCCGGCGGTCGCAAGCCCTCTGATGAAGAGGCTCGTCTGATCAAGGAGAACATGCGCAAGAAAGAGGCGCTGGAGCGTGCGAACAACGAACTGGCCAAGGCTCAAGAAGCCCTGAAGAAGTTCGACGGCATCGACCCGGAAGCCGTGCGCAAGCTGCTGGACGATCAGCGTTCGGCCGAGGAAAAGCAACTCGAAGCGAAAGGTGAGTGGGATCGTCTGAAGACCCGCATGGCCGAAGCTCATGGTGCCGAAGTCAACACGCTGAAGGCTCAGATCGAGAAGCTGACCAACGAACTCAAGGGTGCCCAGGGCCAAATGACGGAACTGAGCATCGGTAGCCAGTTCAGCCAGTCCAAGTTCATCGCGGAAGAACTGACGCTGACCCCGAGCAAGGCTCGCGTGGTCTACGGCGATCACTTCGACGTGGAGAACGGTCAGGTTGTGGGTTACGACAAGCCGCGTGGCGCGGCCAACCGCACCGCTATCGTCGATCAGTACGGCAATGCCGTGAACTTCGAGGAAGCGCTGCGCAAGATCGTGGAGAGCGATCCGGACAAGGAGCATCTGCTCAAGAGCAAGATCAAGCCTGGCGCTTCGTCGGAATCGAAGAAGCCCACCGGCGTGAAGTCGGAAGCTCCGCAAGACGGTATCTCCAAGATTGCTGGTGGACTCAAAGCGCTGAAAATTGCTTGAAAAAGTGATGGCATAAAAATAAGTCACCGATGACTTGACAAAAGTGGACTTTTCAGATACAGTCCTTCCTCATCGGTGACTTAGAGCGACTTGAGTGCCGGAATAGTGATTGATTCCATTGAAAGGATAAGAAATGCCTCTTCTGCGTACTGAAGCCGAGCATCTGAGTAATAACCAACTCGTTGCTGGCGTGATTGACCAGATCATCGAGCGCGATGACCTGTTCTCCGTTCTGCCCTTCGTTGGCGTGAACGGCAAAGCCTATGTCTACAACCGCGAGAACACGCTGGGTTCTGCCGACTGGCTCGACCCCAACGACCCTGTGAACGAGAGCGCCGCTACGTTCACCGAAGTCGTGTCGAAGCTGCGCATCCTCGCTGGTGACGTGGACATCGACAAGTTCCTGCAAACCACGATGGGTGACACCAACGACCAGATGGCAATCCAGATTGCCAAGAAGGCCAAGGCTGTTGCTCGTGCGTTCCACCAGACTCTGGCTACCGGCAACTCCGGCACCAACGCCAAGCAGTTCGACGGCCTGCCGACCCTGGCTGCTGCCGCTGGCGCTTCGCAAGTGGTGGACGCTGGTGCCAACGGCAACGCTCTGACCCTGAGCATGCTGGACCAACTGTGCGACGCTGTGCCGAACGGCGCTGACGTGATCGTGATGCGTCGTGGCACCATCCGTGCGTTCCGTGGCCTCCTGCGCGCTACTTACGGCACCGACGCCGTGATGCAGCAGCTTGAGAACTTCGGCCGCCCGATGCTGACCCACAACGGCATCCCCGTCATCATGAACGAGTTCCTGGACGGCGGCGAAACCAAGGGCAGCAACGCCAACACCTGCTCGGTCTACGCTCTGCGTATGAACGAACTGGACGGCCTGCACGGTCTGTACGGCGGCCCTGACGCCGGCATCGTGGTCGAGAACATCGGCACCGTGCAAAACAAGGACGCTACCCGCATCCGTCTGAAGTGGTACACCGGCCTCGCGCTCAAGTCCACTCGTTCGATTGCTCGTCTGCAAGGCGTTACCAACGTCTAAGTTGCAGATCAGTCAGTAGTGACGTAGAATAAGGCGAGTCCAAAAGGCTCGCCTTTTTCATTGGAAGGAACAAAAATGCAATTGAAGATCACCCAAGAGGGCTTCGAGAACTTCACCGGCTTCATCGGCAATGTCGAGTTCGAAGACGGCGTGTCTGTCGATCATGTCGGCAAGCTCGAAGCCGAGACGCTGGCTGGCCTGTACTCCGTCGAAGAGTACGCGCCCGCCAAAGCAGAAGAAAAGTCCAAGCCTGTCGAAGAGCCGCCGCTGCCCACCGCCGGCAACGACGAAGCCAAAGACGAGACTGAAGCCGCCGGCAAGGAGCAGCCGCAAGAAGCCGCTGAATAAGGAGGCTTCATGAAACTGCGACTCACACAAGCGGGCTTCGAGACATACACCGGCCAGATGGGCGTGGTGATGTTCAAGGACGGCCTGTCGGAAACTGACGTTCTGCCGATCGACGCGATTCGTATCTCCGCTGCCATCGGCGCTGAGTGGGAAGACGGTTCGGCCGCAAACGTCGGCGAAATGTACCTGAACCAGATGCACGTTCCTGCCTTTGTTGGCAGCGACGACATCAACAACATGAGCATGCCTGTCGAGGGCGACGACGAACCTCCAAAGCCTCAGAAGCCAGAGGAAAAGCCTGCCGAAGAGCCGGCGGGTGACGCGCCCAAGTACACCTACGACGAACTGTCGGCGATCGCGGACAAGGAAGGCATTGCCGGTCTGCGCAAGCTGGGTGACACCGTGGGCGTCAAAGGCAAGTCGATCGTCGAGATCATTGACGGCATCCTGGCAAAGCAGGGTACGCCCCGCATCGGAGATCAGTGATGACGACGGCGGTCTATCTCGGCGGAACCGATGTCTCGGTCGTCATTCCATTCGTTGACCAGGCTGGCAATCAGCTTACGGTCACGAGCGCCAAGTATCGCGTCACGAACCAGGCTGGCAGCGAACTGATCGGCCCGACGAACGTGAGCGTGGCAACTGACGCCACATCGGTGACGTTGCAGATTCCGGCCGCCGTGAACACGGTCGCTGTCGGCGCAACCAGGGAGATTCGCAACGTCGAACTCTATTGCGTTGCCGGCGGCAACACCATCATTCTGAGCCAGGCTTACGCGCTGACCTCGACCTCGCCTCTGCAAACGGGCCTGAACTCGTTCCAGACCTACTCGGAGGCATTGCTGACGGCGCTGGACATTCCCGCGCTTGAGGCGTGGGACTCGGCAAGCGAGGAGCAGCGGATTGCGGCGTTGATTGATGCGCGTGAGCGCATCGTCCAGTTGAACTTCAATCTGCTGAACTCCAACGTGAACTTCGGGCAGGACTCGCTCCAGTACGTGCCTGAAGGTCAATTCCAGTCCTCCTACGTGGCTCGCAACAGCCTGTTCATCTTCAACAGCAACC